GGCGACCAATCAGCCGCGTTTCCAGTTTGCTTAAGTAGCTTCTCTGTCTCTTGCTTCCAGCCAGTAGAATTAAACTCGGAGAGGAGGAGTGCTTCGAGTCCATAGCCACCCTTCCCCCGGTTCTCATCCACCATTCGAGCAAGAAGAAAAGAATCTCGCACTTCAATGCCTTTGAGCCATGTTTCCTTCGCAAGGCCCAATTTAACGAGCTGATCAAGGTCACCCGTGACACTGTGCCCGATAAGAGTTTGAGCATGCTTGATTACCCTCTTCGCTTTCTGGATACCGGCCTTGTCTGACACTTCGAAGGCTGCGGCTTCATTAGGTGTGCCAACTCCGATCGTAAGTAATCCGCCATCTGGCAGGTATTCTGTATCGTACCCAATGCGCTTACTGCCCGGCGCAGGTAGGCCAACTCTTGCTCGTTGTAGTTGCTTCTTATTAAATCGTGCAAAGTCGGCAATGATTTTGTCTTCAAGCTCGAATCCTCCAAGCAGCACGGCTCGCGGATGATATGTGCCAAACGCTTTAGCCTTGAACGAGAATTTCTTTTCCTCTTTTTTTGGTGATGTTCGTTTCGCCCGCATTATTCAATGCCCTCATTGCCGTGGCTCCGATGCCGATGATGTGCTTGGGGTGCAACTTAGCTATCACTTGGAGAAGAAAGGGACGACAAGCACGAATATGCACCATCGAAGCATTACGCCGAGAAGCACACCGCACAGCAGGCACCACAGACACGTCATTGTCATTCCACCCGGCCTTCTTCCACATACGTCGCACGAAGCTTTGCTCTTTGGGCGTTTCATTTCCCTCGGAGACAACAAGGAGTAAACCAGTCCACTCATCAGGTATGCTTGGTCTGGCGAACGCTCCTTCAGCTCTTCCTTGCTTACACAAACCACACGCGATGCATGCTTCTCGTTCTGGTCCGGCATTTTTAAGTGGCTCCCTTGTCTTGGACAGCTTCTTAAGATTGAGCTTTGGAGGTTCTTTAGTTTTAGCCACCACTCACGCCTCTTTGTTTCCGGTGCGTTGGGGAAGAAGTCATCACACATTGAGCGTGAAGGAGAATGGTTTGAACGTGTTCAAGGGAATGCTCTTGTTGTCGAAGCGACCAATGAAAGCCCTCACCCTTTTCGGAAGATCGAACCAGAACTTCCTACCGTCGAAAGTCTCAAAGGCGGCACCGTCCGCCACAAAGACGTTCGTGTAGCCGTTGGCGAGGATTGCCCGTGCCACCGGGCAGCTGCTGCCCATTCCTCGACACTTGTTCTTAAAGTACGACTTGCGCACATGGAATGTTTCACGCATATAAAAAACTCCTTCTTTCCTTGCGACTCATAGCCGCCAAGTCTTTCTTGGGCGGGGTTAGGATCATGCCACTCAGGGAATGCTGCACGAGAGCACACAGCACATTAGGCCCCATGTGCAGGGAGTCAGCATCCGGCACAATCCACACTGGCTGAAAGCTGCGCACGAAGCCCGAAAGATGCTCGATCACTGCGTCCGTGGGCTGATTGCCCATCAAGGCAATGCCCACATAATCAAACTCTGCCGCAGCCAGAGCGTCCATCGGCCCCTCAATCACCACACAGCCTTTGACTTTCAGCTTGCTCTCCGGCCACACGATGACAATGCTATCGTCACGAGGAGCAGCAGGGGAGGCATAGCGAAGCTGCACGTCATCGGTCATGGCTCGCGCTTGGAAGTAGGGCACGCCCTCGCGATTGGAGCAGGGAATGAGAATACGATCGCAGCCCTTGTACTTCGTCGGATACCATCCGTTGTATCTTGCCAGCTCGGGATTCAAATTCCTCGCCACAAGATACTCAGCGAAGTCTTCCCACAGCTCTGGCCTGCAGGTGGGCAGAGAGGGACGGTAGCCGTCCCACTTCAGCTTCAAGTGCTTCTCTTGTTCCTCGTGGCGATAAATCACTTTATGCAGCCCTCAACACGCGGGCATAGATGCCGCTGGCATTGCGTCGGCGCAACCCCGTGAGCACCAGCTTGCCTTGGTTCTTCAACTCGGTGACACGAGGACGAACGGCGAGCACGCTTAGGCCGAGATAGGTTGCCGCTTCGTCTGCTGTAATCCATCCGTTTTTCAGGAAGGTGTGGTACACTCTTTTTTGTAGCTCTGTATAGTCCCTCATTTCGCTTTTCCCCTTACAGCTAGAGCAATCCTCTCCAGCTTGGTTTCGTATCCGTGTGTGTCTTGGCAGTACCAATGGAACTTGCGTCCGCGCTTGATGCGAGTGATCTTGCAGCCGCAGGTTCCCATCGGTATCTGCCGAGGCGAGTCTTTAGCCATTATCGCCTGCGAAGAAAACGCCCAACTGCAACCAGGCCAAGGCCAAGGAGAGCTGCTCCAGACGGCTCCGGTACGGACACAGATGTGCGGCAGTCGCGGCCAACATGCCCACAGTCGAAGTGATCGCTATGCCCCTCATTGGCAAAGGCAGGGAAGGCGAAACAAAGGAGAAGCAACACCGTGTAAATAGGAGCCCAGGTTGTGGCTAGCTTGCCAGTGATAGTGCAGCGACGAGCTTTCACTTTATGAATCTTGTTTGCCTTCACTAAACGCGAGAGAGCTTTATGCAGCTGTTCGCCGGTGAGCTGGTTGGCGTTGATCTTCGAAGCCATCTCCGCTGTCGTGCGGTACGGAAACTCCTCCACCACGGCCAGAGCTTTCATAATCACGTTGGCGCTGCTGTTGTGACTGAACGCGTTTTCAAATTTTGTACCCATGATCATAATCCTCCTGCGGTTGGTGTGTTTTTGATTACCACTTTGTTTTTTCTCTTCTCCACGTACAGGGCTTGGCAGAGAAAGAACTTGCCTCTCCCTCGTCCAAAGGACACCTGCGCTCCCTCTCGCTTGATGCCAGCTCCTTCAAACTGTGGGAGACGCTGATCCACCATGCCCTGCACAAGATCGAACAAGGTCATAGCTCCTCTTCCTCGGCCACGGGCACTTCAACGATGCGCGATTCAAGCATATGAATCTCGTAGTCTTTCTCGTGAACATATTGTGCCACGGGCTTGAACTCAGCAGGATGCTCTTTCTTGATGTGTTTCTTAAGCGTGTTGAAAGACTGTTCGGGATCTCTGGTGGTGACAAAGTGTGGACAGAATTTGCACTTCACCGTGTGCTTTTCAGCGCACATACTCCCCACGGCATCAATGTACTTGGGGTTGTAGTTGCCCTTGCAAGTCAGCTCTTCTTTGTAGTTGTCAAGGAAGCTGCGAAGACGCGGAAGAGCCTCAGCGTGGAGCCAGCGTGCCCACGTCCTAGTTGACTGCCTCATCTTCTTGGTGGCTTCACGCACCGACTGCCCTTGTAGCAGCACGCGGATGATGGTACGCTGTTGAATGGGAGAGAAGCTGCTGAGAGCCCGAGTGAGATCAGTCTTCAGCTCGATGTTGAAATCGGAAGCAAGGAGGTATTCATTTGCTTCTGACTGCGGGTCGAATAGAACGAGATCCTCGCGCTTGCTAGTGACGCGGTTGCGTAAGCGGGGGCGAAGATTGTTGTATTCGTCGGCGTTCATCTTGCGTTTACTTCCTCCTACTGTAATGGTCCCAACCGACGAATTAAGGGACAAATAATGTACGGTAGCCATGCGATTCTCCTTTAGTTCCGCGTGGTTACGGGTCGCGCCGCAGGCGGAAAACTGGTGGCACGATCTTTGCTCAAGGGGGAGTGGTGACACACTTCCCCTTGGGGTATCCCTTCATACCCCTCACAAGGGCCGCTTGGCAGTCGCGGGCGATCCTAAGCTATTTGGTCACTCGTTCGGAGCGAAGTAGGAAGCGGGGAGCTTCTCTTTGATGCTGTGAAGTAGTCGGTGAATCGTTGCGATTCCCATGCGTCCACGATAGCCGGATGCGTACAGCTCATTGCATGTGCGTCGTGCTCCAAGACCCCTAGCCGCACACTTGATGATGATGTTGCTTAAGGCAGCTTGCTCTGCTGCGTGTTCTCTCATTTCGCCGTTCACATACTCGAAGCCAAATGGCGGAATGTGACTGTACTGCTGAAGATTCAGTCTCTTGTATTCGAGAGCATCTTTTGTTTTCTTGCCCACCACCTCACGTAGGTATTCATCCATCACGGCACGCATGCCATGGCCAAACTTCTTCGTAGGGTCCGAGAAGTCGATGACGCCGGACGCCGTTTCATGCACGGCCACTCCTGCACTGATTAGGGTCCGCATGGCTCCCATAAAGCCCTCTGCGTCACGGGCAAAGCGATCTTGGTTGTAGATGACTAAGGCCTTCGCTCCAGTGCATTTCACCGCGTGAAAGATTTCCGCGAAGCGCTGTCGTTTTCCTCCGCTGATGCCATCGTGCACGAGAGAGTAGACAAGCATGAGGCTTTCGCGCTCACAATAGTTTTCCACTTGCCGCTGTTGCTCCTGCAGAGACACAGTGCGATCGTCTGACTTTGCCGAGCGTCGGAGATAGGCGATTGCAATCATCGACCACCTCCAAAGAGACGCGCATGCTCTTCCACCATCGTGTGCCGACCAGGAGCACTCTCCAGCAACATTTTCACCATACCCTCAAGCTTCGCCACCCGCGCTTGTATCTGTCCCATCGTTTCCCATTGGCCCTCGCGCAGACCTAAGCGCCACATACGCAACTCGGATACTAGCAAGTCGAGAGACAGCGTGAGCTTGTCATTGAGCGTTTTCTTGTCCGCGTGGGCAGCTGCTAGGCGACGGCGAAGATTGGCAATCTCCCAATTCTCGCTGCTGAAAATATCTTCGGAGGATAACTCGGGGGCGTTACTGACAGGAAGCACCTCCAGCTCTTTGCGCTTGGGCATATTGCACCTGCCTTCCAGCGCAAGGGCCATGCCTGCCAGGAACGTCTGATAAAATATACTGAGTTGACTTATGTCAACTTTCATTCCCTGGAAATACAGCACCTTACGCTGAAAGGGGCTTTTATCGTACGTTAATCCAGAATGCAAGTGACCCATGTGTTCCTCCGTAAATGGGCCGCCACTGGTTCACGCAGAAGATGATTCTCGTGTAGGGATTCAGGTAGCGACTTGACGATGCACTATTGCAGCACTTGTGCCAAGGCAGGGCTGCTGCCTCTGACCTTCGGTGACTAACCTTTGTCTTTCCTTTCTGTGTCACTTGCGCCTGCCGTGTCACTGTCGCTGTCACTCTTGCCACCGCGTAGTAGAGACACAATACCCACGGCCATAAGAAACAAAACAACGAGACCCACCACCCCAACCACTTCTAAAAATAAATGCATCATTTCACACGCTCTCGCCGTTTGCGTGACTTCTTTTTTGATGGCCTACCAAGCACTAGCTCAATCCACTTCAAATCTTTCGCTGCGAGTCGTCTTGTCTTCATTTTCCCGGCCATCTTCCGCCTCCCTTTCTATCCGGCACGGAACGCATTGCCAGCTCGATAGCTTTCGGTATCACTTGCTCCCCCATCTCATAGCGCATGATCTGACGTGAGCTAATCTCCAGGGCGGCAGCTAACGACGCCTGACTATGGCCGTGCTCCTCGCGCCATTTCTGCATGTCTTTTGCTTTCATCGTCGGCACTCTCCGCGCTAAAGGTGTTAAGATACGCCTATAAATTTGCTGACCGTCCATAGCTGCCTCCCAAGGATAATGTCACCGTGACTCTTTGTCAAGCTTTATGGTCCGCTGCTATCAGCTCTACTTTTTGTCTCCACTCATTATCAGCCTGCCGCAGAGTCTTCACTTCCGACCCGAGCACAGCATGCCCTGTGCACCACTTCTCCCTGCTCCCGCTTTCTGTCTCATTCCAATAGCGCACAAGATGCCCTAGCTCTTCGTGCGTCATGTCCAGGCGGAACATCTCCGGCCCGTGCTCCCCGAGGCAGAGCATGACGCTGTAGTCGCCCTGCTCGTTGCCCTCATAGCTGCTCCAGCTGTAGCCAACATCACGGCCACTGCTTAGAGCTAACACTTTCTTCTGATACTTTTTCTTTGTGATTCTTACAAGCTTCATAATAGCACTCCCTGCATTGTTTTGGCCTATCCTCTTGCTTCAGCATCCCTATGGCGTAACGTCTGCGCACTTTGTGCTTCACGCAGAAAAGATCAGCCATTGCATACCAGCCATTAAGCCCCACTCCAACCACCTTCCACGCGTGCCACTTCTTGCCCGCGCGCTTGCTCCACTCTTGGAGCATCAAAACCTGCCCTGTATATACATTTCTCTTCTTAGTTAACATACATCTTTATCTCTGTCTTACTTGCTTCGTACATACATGAGAACCTTTAGGTTCTCTTCATACTTAAGAAGCAATTTACTTGCCGACCAAGGTCGGCCCATCCTTAACGCCTGCCATCATACTTTATTCCGCCGGTCATCTTCTGATATGAGGGAGGCGGGAGGTATGTAGTCACCATGTCCGTGACTCTGGTCTCAATTGACTGTAGAGGGCATTACACGCTGCTTCAAAGAGCTGTGCATTGACTATGTTTCCCGTTTTCCGAGATTGTATTGCATGACTCTTCGTGACTGCGTAGCTCATGAGCTTTCGAGCTTCAATTAAAATGATTTGCATCTGTGCTGCATACTCTCGAAGCTCTGACTCTTCCATTGCGTCAAGATTTACGTCCGGTATCGTTAGCATCGTTCACCTTATTTGATGATCTGCTTTGTGATATATCCGCAGTCATCACTTTTCACTTTGTGTAGTAGTTCTGCTTTGTATTGTGCTTGCTCAAGGTTGCAAGCTTCGATCTGTACATACTCTGCTTGCCATTCTCCCTTTACTCGAAGACGGAGAGTGTACAGATAGTCGTGTTCTTTCACTTCACGATGTCTGCCCGTCCACTTAGCCATGTGTTGCCTCTGCTATCCAGATGCTGTGCTGTGCCACTACCACTTGGTTTGTGATTGTGCCATTCGGTAGCTTAAGCATTCTGTCTACTGTCACTTGTAGCTTGCCATCAGGCAGCACCTTGTCTATGATGCCAAGGCCAAAGGGTAACACTGTGATCTGTTCGCCTTTGCGTGGTATGTTCATTTTGCTCTCCTGTGGTTCTTGTGTTTGTTGCTTCGTGGCTTATGCCATGTGGCATTCTCTCCGCGATGATAACGGCAGAGCCCGCATTTTATCTTGCCTCGCAAGGCAAGCTTACGCTTGTATTCTTTCCTGTCGCTGTTCACACTACTTGCCATAGCGAAACACTCCTGATTGCATTGCATCGTCGGCACACGCTGCGCACATTACTGTGCCAGTGTTGTCTTCCATGTCTACGCGGTAGACAGTGCCATTTCCTCGCCTTCCACAGTCCTCTTTGCCTTCATGTACAGGGCAACCGCTGTCAGTACACTCACAAAGTCTTTTCATTCGCATAAATCCTCCACAAAGGGCTGGATAATCTCCAGCCCCTAAGCAAGACTTACGGTGCTTTACAGTCTGAAGAGCTGCCCAAGGTCAATGTTTGTCTGAAAAGCCACGTTAGGCTGAGACTCTTTCAGCGCTCGCGTATACGCGTTGTGGAGGCCCCACGCGCTACGAGGTGCACAATCGGGATAGGCTTCGGGCTGTGCTACGGCACGCGTGAAATAAAGCTCATAGGCAAGCTTGAAAGTTTGCAGTGTGGTGATGCCATCGTACAGAGCTTTGCCTAGCAGGGCTTGCGCAGTAGTGTCGGTGATGGGAGTGTCCATCATTCGTTCGATGCTATTCGCCAGGTTCACGCGTTTACGCTGCCATGCGTCAAGGCCCTGCTGGATGAGGTTCCGGAGATTGTATCTCCAATTGTGCTTTTGCTTCAGGATTGTGATGTCGCCTGATAGCATCATGTTGTCACACACAAACACGCGACCACCCGCCACAGTGTGCAAGGCCATGTGTTTGTCATTGGAATGACGAAAGCCAAGAGCTGCTCCCACGCTTCCGGGGATAACATCGAAGTCTATGTCAAGCGTGCCGAAGAGTTTTGTACCGGAAGGATTCACGGCAAACTCTTCACGCGTGATGACTGCATTGCGTGCAACCAATTCGTTTTTTAACGTGTCCACTAGCTCCACGTGGGACACAGGACGCCAGTATCGAGTAGACTCAGGCGGTACGATTGCGGCGAGCTGTTCATAGCTCACCTTATGGCTATCTCTATGTGCTGACAGTGTGCTGTTCGACATATTTTTCTCCTTCGTGTTTAGGTCGGGCTTGATTCCCGGTTATTTTTTCAAGCTTGTCTAGGTATCGCTTTGCTTTTGGCACCGAATCAAATTCAATGGCATTTACACATGTCGGCCATGTTGCGTGATAAGTATGGCTCCAGCGATTCCAGACGATTGAATAGAATCCGGTTTTGCCTTGTGCTCGGTAGAAGTAGGGCTTTCCGCCTTTTCTTACGCTTGCGTGCTTTTGCCAGTTCATGATTTGCTCTCCATGTCCTTTTCAATGTAGGCAACCAGCATGTCGAGACAATCGCTTGCGGCTGGGTTCCATGAGTAAGTTTTTCTCACTTGCGCAATTAATTGCATAAGGCGGATAACTCGGATTGTTTTGTCCATTTTCTTCTTTCCTTTGTTTATTTCTTAAGGTTGCCTCGGTGAATGTCGCATAAGGTTGCTTCTGCCTTGCTAACGTCAACGCGTATAGGCTCAAGAGCTGCACAGGCCTGGCCGAGCAACATAGTTGTATTTTTGTCCGTGGGATTCGTTACAAGGCAATCCAGAAATTCAATGGCAATGTTCAAATCATTGCGTGCGCTGGCGAGTTTGTCGCGCATTGCTGTAATTGTTTTTATGTTCATATTTTCCTCTGTTTCTGATAGGTGACGTGTTGACATGGTGACCTTGTGTCGCAATGATTATGCCAAGAGGCAACTAGCGAAGATCATTAAACCTGATTGTTCCACATAGGCCTTGGAGCGTGCCATTCTTGCCCGTGTCCGCGTCAAGAATGACGCATTGCGGCAGTTCTGCCGTGTGCAAAGTGATACGGACGTGATGATCATCTCCGTGTGCAGAGTTGACAAGTTCCGTGTAGCTACTAGGCACCGCGTGCTTTAACGCTTCGGAATATTCTTTCAACGTGAGTGTGTACTTTCGTGTCATGGCATTATTCTCCTACAAGGTTGCTGACGTGTTTTTTGCTTGCTCCGTGTGCTTCAAATCCAATAATCACTTTACGATCGCGGATTGCACACAGTTTGCAGTTGCCGCATGTGAGATTCTCTTTGTACTGCGCAGGACATAGAATCACTGTGTTGCCTGCGGGTGTGCTGATTTTCTTCTCCGTGCCAAGAGGCAGCACCACAGCAACAGGCGTAATGTTTAAAGCTTTCAGTGTGTCTGCTTCGCGGAGATTGTCGGCAGAGAGATTGATAGTGAAGCCTAGGTGATTAGCTCTAGCAATTGCTTTACGATTCTTTGCGCTGGATACTGGCTTGTGTGTGTATGTGAAGCCACGCTTGCCAGTGTTGGCTTTCACAATTTCGTCAAGCTTGTGTGTGTCAATGTCATTGTCGACACCGGGCAAATCCCCTGCTTGATTGTGCCTCCACACTTGGCCGTCCGGTAACGCTTTGATGTTATCTAAGAACGCTTGCCACGTGATTCCACGCTTGCCTTCAGTCACTTTGCGCCAATGCCAATACAAGGGTCCTTGCTTTGCGTAGCATCCTTTTGCTTTGAGTGGACATGCTGACGGGCAAGTCTCGGCGCTTGACGTTGTGTATGGGATATTCCCGAGCTTCTCGTTGCGGTCACGTGCGTTGATAGGCTTGAACCCGATTAACTCTTTGTGCTTCATGACCTAGTGACAATGCATTCAGCGTGCCACTATGTCAGTGTGACATTAAGTCTTAGCGATTATGTGAAAGTGTTTTGATTTGCTTTGCAGCAACGGGCAGAGTGACGTGACATTGTGTCATAGTGACAAAATCAGGCAAGCTAGAGGAGCTGAATGCTTGACTGCTCGCGCTACACTAAAAGGCAAACACACGCGGAGTAACACGATTAGGTGCGAACGTGCTACTGCCACTGCAAAAACATTGATCTTTTGTGTTCCTGATAGACCTATCCGGAACGTGGCCGATTGCCTGCGCAGCTGTTAGGACATACCGGATTAGTAGTTAAGTTATTGTTATTGTTAGTGAATATGGAGGTAAGGTTGACAATGACCGCGCTTGGGTTGACGATCATGTCGAACCAAAGGCGACGCCTACCCCCGGCCCCAGGGGGAAGGGGATGGAGAGGTCTATATTAGTTCCACTTTTCTCACGTGTGGAAACAAAAAGAACTTCTGCTTGTCCGCACACTTACCTTGGCTCGCGCCCTAGAGCATTGGCCACAGACTCGTATTTTGGGACCATTACCTTGAGGGGTATAGACACGAGATACGCCCCCACGAGGGGCGACAGGCTGGTGATTTATGTAAGCCCGAAAGGAAACAGTCTTGGCCAAGCACGCAGCAAAACGAGCCTCAGCTCTCACGGAACGACGCCCAAAGAAAAAAGGCAAGAAGCCGTCAAAAAGAGAGCAGGCTCAAATGCTAGCTTTGTCCGAGCTGAACCTGGGCACGTATGAGATCGGGGCAATCATGTCACGCTCTCCGCACACGATCCGCAAGTATGTGCAGAGCCCCATGTTCACGGACCCCAAGTTTCGAGAGCTGGTAGAAGATTACAAGAGCAAAGAACTCATCGACCTCACTGCTTTGAACATCGAGAGCCGCGCAAGACTTCACGACTTAGTGTCGAGCATGACGCCGATCGAAGCCATCGCGCTGATGGACAAAAGTTTTCAACAACGCCGACTACTTGAGGGCCGCAGTACAGAAAATATCTTCTCTCTTAGGGCGATTATCGCGGAGGCACATGATCCGAAGACAGATTCCGCAGCAGACAAAGCTAGGCCGGTGGACGACAACCGGCAGATTCCAGGTCCGTCAAGGGATAATGTTTTGGGAAGCAATATGCCAGTGCAAGACGCAGAAGTGGTTGCGGATGTCATACCTGATAGCGATTGAGCATCGTGGGTACGGATCTTGTGGTTGTGAAAAGCGTGAGCAGACGATTCAGCGCTTTACCAAGCATGGCCATTCTTCTAACGGTATTCTCACTCGCACGTACAACTCGTGGCGCAAGATGAAAGAGCGTTGCTTAAATTTCGAGGCAATAAATTTTGACGACTACGGCGGGCGAGGCATCACAGTGTGCGAGCGCTGGATGCAGTTCGAAAACTTCCTAGCGGACATGGGAGAGCGGCCCGAGGGAAAAACTTTAGATCGGTATCCTGACAATGACGGCAATTATGAGCCTGGGAATGTTCGTTGGGCTACACCGAAAGAACAATATGCGAACAGGAGACAATCCTATGCCGCTTAGATCAGGAAGAAGCAACGCTACCGTCAGCAGCAACATTCGCACGGAGATAGCCGCAGGCAAGCCGCAGCGGCAAGCTGTTGCAATCGCGCTGAGTAAAGCCGGACGTAGTAATAAGAAGCGGAAGCGGAGATCGTCTCTTAAATCTATTTTTGGTCGTTAGCCGAAGAAGAGAGCTTTGCGGATGCTGAGGTCCACGTAGCCAAACAGCTCCGGTATGTCGTCGAAGACATACAATGACATCAAGCTGGCGGCAATAAGCGCAGGGGCAAACTTAACCAGATCGCCCAGGTCGTAGAGGCTAGCGGCCAGCAGGTGCACATAGCGGCCAATATGAATTAGCTTTCGCTCCATCGTCGTGCCGCGTTTCAGCATCACCGATAGCGTCACCTCTGTTTTGCACTCAGCACATTTCACTTTCTCCAGCGGATGCATTGTTACATCGTATTCTGATTCTGCCATCTGTGCAGAATGACATAGTAGGAGCAAGCAGTCAATGGCCAAACTCACCGCCCGAGCAAGAAAGAAAATCCCTAGCGGGTCGTTCGCTCTTCCTGGCCGCAGTGGCTCGCAAGTATCCGAGCATGGGAAAGAAGCGCACGCGTCGCTCAAGTCTCAAACAAATCTTTGGAAGATAACATGAAAGATCACGGTAGTTTGCACATACACGGCGATGAAGCCAGGAAGCTGATGAAAGGGAAGAAGCATGGAGACTCTGTGCAGCTTCATGTTCATGGCCGCATCAGCGACATGTCTTCTCACGATGAGCTAAGCAGTGTGGTGGGAGAAGATCAGCGAAAACACAAGAAGCCGAAGACTCAGCACCACGTCACTGTCACTGTGCACAAGTTGAAGCCCAACGACGACGAGAAGAGTTTGATGGGCTACCCCACAGCATGACGCCTGTTGCCTGCGATCCTGATGCCCCTGTGAAGCTTGTTCTCGTGCAGCGGTGCGCGACAGTGCTTTGTACGAAAGAAAATATCACTGAGCTTCCTCCTAAAGCATACGGAGAAGCCATGCGCCTCTGGAATGAGAAGTGGTTGTGTGAAGAGCACCAGCCTCCTCCTGTAGACTGGAGCGCATATGATTTCGAGTAGCCGCTAACAATTTCCTGCCCCTGATGGTGCGTCGTCGCCGGAGGCTAAAGAAGCCGGAGACGAATGCCACGTTCACAAGAATCCGACATAATCCTGGGATGGTCTAAAGACATCGACAAGTATCGCCGGGATACGTTGCCGGATTTCGTTTTCACTTCACAACAGAAAAAAGCAGCTGAGGCATTCGTGCAGCTCGTGTGGGCCAAGCTCGAAGTGAATGGTAACCCGAATGGGAATCACTCCGAGAAGCTCCGCGACCTATCGCGTAAGTTCGGCCTTAGCATCATGTCCGGTGTCGGCACTGGCAAAGGAGCCTTGGCTTCTTTCCTCGTGCTCTGGTTCCTTTCTGTTTTCCCATACCCCAAATGTGTTGCCGTGTCGCCTAGTGCGCGGCAGTTGCGTGACAACCTCTGGTCCGAGCTAGCCAAATGGCATCAGAAGAGCAAGATCAAAGATTGGTTCGTGTGGCAGAGTGACAAGTTCTTTTTGAAGGAATGCGATGGCCAGCAGTGGTTCATATCGGCACGTACGGCGAATCCGAGGAATAGTGCTGAGGAGCAAGCTGAAACGCTCGCCGGATTACACGAGGACTTTGTACTTATCGTCGGTGACGAAGCCACAGGCGTGCCTGATCCGGTGTACCGGCCTCTTGAAGCTACACTCACTCGCAAATGCAATCTATGTCTCCTCACTTTTAACCCGACTCGCGGGAAAGGCTTCGCCTACGACACACAGTTCAAGGAACGCAACCAATGGGTGACGTTCCGTTGGAACAGTGAAGAGAGTGAACTTGTTTCTCGGGAATCCATAGAACGACTGGAGAGGAAATATGGGCGAGAGAGCAACGCGTTCCGCATCAGGGTTCTCGGTCTACCTCCTCTCTCCGGCGATAACGAAGTCATTCCTTGGGATTACATTGAAGACGCGGTGGACAGAGAGCTTGAGCCGTTCCCTGACGATAAGCTTGTCTATTCTCTCGACGTGGGAGCTGGCGGCGATGATTCGGTGCTGCTTAAGCGTCTTGGCCCGAAGGTGCTGTCTCCAATTGAAGCACGCGGTTATAACGAGCCTACCAAAGTTGTTGATTGGGTGGTGAGAGATGTGCTCGCGGACACTCCGTCAATTCTTTATGGCGACACCATCGGATGGGGATGGGGCGTAGTGGGTGAGATTGAACGACGCGTTAAAGGCATCGGCACCGATACAATCCCCGTTAAAGTGTCGGAGAAAGCTTACGATCAAGAAAGATTTGTGCTTCTCCGCGACGAGCTGTGGTGGCGCATGCGAGAGACATTTGAAAAGGGAAACATCAGCATCCCTGATGATCCTATTCTCAAAGGCGATCTCAACGCGCCTCGATACGATGATAGCTCGGGCCGCATTATTATCGAGAGCAAAGACAAAATGAAGAAGCGCGGGGTGGACAGCCCAAACAGAGCCGACGCTTTGATGATGACGTTCCTGCAGGACGAGCGCATGGTGCGCCAGCTTTACTCGAATCGATCTTCTTCTAGCAAACGTCGTAGCACACGCAGCTGGAAAACTCTTTAGGATGACCAATGGCAGATTACACTCAGTCTCCCACATATCCAAGCGACACACCCGATAAGCCGGGAGACGAAGAGGACTATAAAGAGTTTACCAGTGAGAATGATCTAAGCGACACAGAGCAGTTCGCCCTCGTGACGAAGCTCGACAAAATGTTCTCGTATGCTTTGAACCATCAGAGTTGGATTAAAGGCCGCGAGAAGATGGTGAAGTGTTTTGAGTATCGAGAGGGAGATCAGTGGACAGCAGCGGAGCTAGCTGAGCTGGAAGAGCGTGGCCAGCCGGACACAGTGAACAACCAAATCGCTGTTGTCGTTAACAAGCTCGTGGGCGATGTTGTAAACCAACGCGTCCGCATTGGCTACCGAGGACGCAATCAGAAGATTGATGAAGAGGAAGCAAACCTCCTCTCTGACATTTTCCTTTTTATCCGCCAGAGCAACTCTCTTGAGTTTGAAGAACGTGACATGGCGGATGACGGCTTCACGTGTGGCATGGGCGTGCTTGATGTTGACGTGACGTTCGACGACCTCGCGCAGCCCTTCATTAAGATCCGTCACGAGGACCCGCTTGTCATTTTTCCTGATCCCGATGCCCGCACTTACGATTGGAACGAAGACGGAAAGTTTGTAGCAAGGGCAAATTGGCAGAAGCTCGAAGATGTCATCGAGCAGTACCCGCAGGCTGAGATGGGCCTGAAGAATGTCATGGGCGCAGCTCAGGCATTGGGTGAAGACTCGGGCTCCGGCCAATTGGCCACTGTGGATCAGTTCAAGGGTGAGAAGTATGTGGATAAGGACAACGAGCGCGTGCGCGTTATCCAAATCCAGTACAAAAAGAAAGAACGTGAGCAGCTCATCCTGATGAAAGATGGACGGAGCCAAAAGTTCACTGACAAAAAAGAGATCCTGCCTCTCCTCAAAGAAGCAAAGCAGAACAGCATTGAATATCGCATCATCGATCGTCTCACGCATCGCATATGTGTCGGGGTATACGCTGGCGGCATTCTTCTTGAGCACAAGGAAACAGATCAAAAGTTCTTCTCCTTGGTGCCCTACTTTGCCTACCGGCGCAAAACTGGAGTGCCCTATAGCCTTGTCACACTCGCGCTGTCCATGCAGGACGCTATCAACAAGCGAGAGAGCAAGGCATTGCACCTTCTCACCATGAACCAAGTGGTGGCCGAGAAGGGAGCTGTGGACGATAAGGACGCCGTGCAGGTGGAAGTAGCCAAAGCGGATGGGTATGTGGAGGTGCGGGATGGGGCTCTCGCTAACGAGCGCTTCCAAATCCACAAAAACCTTGAGCTAGCTCAGAGCCAGTTTGCCATGCACCAACGCGCCACTGAAGATTTATACAAGATTGTTGGAGTGGACCCAAGGCAAGGCCAGCAAACCGGCGAGATTCGTTCCGGTGCGGGCTTGCAGCGCAAGTATGCGGAAGCATCCAAGCCTGTAGCCACGTTATTCGACAATCTCCGGCGCACCAGAAAGATCCTCGCGCACGTCATCTTAGATCGAGTGGGCCTGTATTACACCCCAAACACCACAATGCTCATCACTGATGGGCAGGATGGTGACGGACGACAGGTGGGCATCACTGCGGACGCTCTCGATAAGATCCGCATGAGCCAGTATGACGTGATTGTCGACGAGCTGGAAGACACTGAAACGGCTCAAGCACAGCAGGTATCCGAGATTCTTCAGATCCTGCCTCAGATCATCCCTCTTGGGCCTTATTGGGTGCAGAAGGTGCTGCAGCTGTCCACGCTCCGGCAGAAGGACGAGATGATCGCGGAGATGAAGGCGATGTCCGGTCCTCCTCCTGTGCAGCCGAAGGTGAACTTGCAGGCTAATCTTGACGCGTTAGCTGCCACGGAACGCGCAGGCGTGTGGGAGATCATGGGCCGCAAAGACATTGCGGACCAAGTGCGGGCTGAAAACCCCATGCCGAGCAACGAGATGAAGCTCACGGGTGAGATTTCCAAGGCACGCATCAACAAACAGCCAGATCCGTACGATGCACAAGCCAAGGAGCACGAGACGCAGCTCGAAATGCAGCAGAAATCTGCTGAACACGACATGAAGATGCGTGAAATGAATGTGAAGCACAGCCTCGACATTCAAAAGCATCAGATGGGGATGGAAAAACAGGCTATGCAGGCTGCTGTGCAGCGAGAGAAAGCACAAAATCCTCAGTCTGGAGCAAGCAAATGAAATTTCTATTTATTTTACTCTATCTCCTGAATGGCAAGCCTGTGTTGGAGCAAAAACATTACGACACGATGGAGAAGTGCCTGCTAGACGCGCTGGAGCGGAAGGACGCCATTGATCTTGACGAACATAAAGACTTTATTGCAATCGGCTGTGCTCCTGTGAAGGCAGAAGGCATATGAAGAATCCGAAAACCACTGTTGGCGGCTATCTGATGGTGCTTGGCGTCATCATGTCCATCGGAGGAAAGCTCCTCGCTGGTCAGCTCCCCGAGCTGAACGACGTTGCGATGCTAATTGCGGGCATAACTCTTATCGCAGCGCGGGATGGGAGCCATTGATGGGCGCACTACTTGGTATCTTAGGTCCGCTGCTTCCGTACATCATGTTTCTGATCGCGGGAGTGATCGGCTACTTCTCCATCAAGCACAAAGGTGCTGTGGAAGCCACGGCAAAGATTGAAAAGAAGCAAGCTGCTGAAAAGGCCGCAGTCGAGAAGAAAGTGGTTGTTGCTGTGTCCAAGGACACGGTGATTGATAAGAAAGCGAGTGAGCAAATTGAGCAGATTAAAAAGATTGAACAAGAGCCTCCTAGCACTTTTAGTGACGGCGACGTGTTTAAGTTTTAACGGGTGCTCCCTACTCGATTTCGCTCCTGCGAAAGTGGCAGTTCAGATCCCCGTTGCCCCGGCCACGGCGGACTGTTCGAAGCGGCCTGCTGTCTCCGGCACCGTAAGAACGATTGATGGCAAGCGATATGTTCTCGTTCCCATCGAAGATGCGGATGTATTGAGGAAGTGGATTACTGACGAAATCGTGTGTGCCAAATCAAATGAAATTCTTCTGAGAGCGCACATCGAGAAGCTAGAAAACAGACTAAAGGCGGTGCAATGACCCTTATCACCCTTGCTCTAATTGTCGGTATCTGTGGTGGGCTCTATTACGGCTATTCTTATCTTCGTGCCCGGCAGTATCACCAGTCTGTCGTCTCTGTGATTCTAGGCGACATCCAGAGTGTTCTTTCGAGGAAATAATGGCGTCGAAAGAATGGACGATACCCCACGAGGAGATCAAAGATCCTCAAAAGGTGACACAGCGCAACGTGCAAGAGTTCGAGAAACATGGCGAGAATATCCACACCCTCGAAGTGGACAAGATCGAAGATGATCCTGACCGGAAGGTGCGGATCTTGAGAGTGCGGCCCCGCAAATACTTTGGGCCGTGGTCGCATCGTGGGTGATCCTCACGTTCTCCTAATCACCACAGACGATTTTATCATCGTGGTGGTAGTTTCGTTTTTCGTCGGAGCTTTGGTGGCAAGCCTGCTTCGATTTATCGTTGATTGCATCGGTCGTTTGTAATGCGCCAACAAGTGTCGCCACGTAGAGATTATCTTAAACAACGGCGGGTAGTGAACCGTAAGTTCATAGATAGTCTTAAGGCTGTTCCATGTGCAGATTGTGGCATCCAGTATCCTGCTTGCGTGATGCAGTTCGACCATGTTCGGGGAGTTAAGAAAAATCACTTATCCGACATGGCCCACCAAGCCCGTAGTATCAGCAGGATTCTTGAGGAAGCTGCGAAATGCGAAATAGTTTGTGCGAATTGTCATTTAATTCGTACCCACGTCTATAAAAACTGGCAGTAAAGCGGAGATTTCCGTCTCATCTGTGCCTAGCGGGCGCAAACGCTTCCCCGCAAATCTAAACCACAGCTGAAGGAGAGTATATGGCAGAAGAGCAAAACGGCTCCTCTGGCGAAGCTTCGTCTTCGTCGTTCGAGCGCACACCCTTATCGGAAGTGTTCAGTAACAAATCTGAGTCTCACGCAGAGCAATCTGCTTCTGAGCATGAGGAAGAGACTGACAAAGAAGAGAAGGGTGATCAGAAGTTTCCGGTAGGTGAGTCTTCTCCTGATGAGAAGGATGACAAAAAAGCATCCGATCAAAAGGACGATAAGCCCGACGACAAATCTTCTGAAAAACCGTCACCGGACGCGAAAAAGGATGACGCGAAACCTGGTGACAAGAAGGAAGTAAAGCCTTCCGATGACAAAGCGAAGGAGTGGGAGGTTGACGACAACCCTTACAAAAAACGCTTTCAGGACACAGCTGCAAATTGGAACAAGGAGCATCAGGAAAACCTGCAGCTCCGGCAGACTGTGGCGCATATGCAACAAGACGTAGTGCGGCTGCAGAAGATGGCAGACGGCACCTACGACCCCGAGAAGGACGGCCCCAAGGAAGTCACTCACGAGGAAGTTGCGAGCAGGGCCTTAGCTGTCGGCAAAGTGTTGGCCTCCAAGAACGCTGCAGTGTCGCAGTTCGGACTTGAGAAGGTGAATGCCACGATTGGCGAGTTCAATCAGGCGTTCGAGCACAACGCGGACATCAATGCATTAGTCACTAAGGCCGAGTCTCCAGTTCACGAAGTGTTCCGTATCATGGATCGATACAAGTTCGAGCAGAAATACGGTGACACACCCTCTGAGATTCACAAGAACATCAGGGCGGAAGCGGAAAAGGAGCTGCGCGAGACTATCCGAAAGGAAGTCACTGACGAAATCATGGGAAGGGTGGACAAGAAGAAAGCACACCCCACGTTTTCTTCCTCACGTGGGAGCAACGGATCTGAGAAAGGTGCAAAACCCAAGGGCACTGGACCCACTCCGCTGAAAGAGGTTTTCGGCAGATAAGAGGAATTTTCAATGTCTTACATCGAAGTTCTCACTGATAACGGTCTCACCGCCGAGCAGTGGGAAGACAGTATCTACAAAGAATACATCGGCATGTTGCAGTGCAAGAAATTCATGGGCACTGACACCAACGCGATAATCCAGGTGAAAGAGGATCTCGTGAAGAAAGCCGGTGACGCCGTCACGATCGGTATGCGTGGTCGTGTGGTGGGCGGATTGGTGACAGGAAACGCAAAGGCGATCGGCAACGAAGGTGCACTGTCCTTCTACAACCAGCGCATCGTCATCGACAACGTGCGCCGAGCCATCAAGTTCGAAGACGTTCCCATGACGCAGAAACGCGTTATGTTCAATGTCCTCACTGAAGGCAAGAGCGCGTTGGAAGATGAGTTTGCAGTGGACTTCGACAACGATGTCATCACTGCGGCTTGCGACGTGTCCAGCGGACGTGTGCAAGGCCGGTATTTGTACGGCATCGCAGATTCGAACTACAATGCCACGCACGCCACTGCTCTCACGAACGTAGACGCGACCAACGACATGCTTTCCGGTGCCATGATCAGCATTGCCAAGCGCAAAGCGATCATCCCCGTGAACGCCACTGCGAAGATCCGTCCTACCCGCATCGTCAACGGCAAAGAGTATGAGCAATGGTATGTGCTTTGGGCTCAAACCTACAGCACTCGCGACCTCGTTGAGAAAGACGCGGCCTTCAAAAACCGCGAGCTGAACCTCACTCCTCTTGGCACCAGCTCTGTGTACTTCTCGGGCTCTGCCTTCAAGGGAGCGTGGGATGGCGTGCTGATTTATGAGAATGAGCGGCTCCCGCTTATCTCCAGCACGATTCAAGTTTCCCACAACTTGCTGTTTGGAGCGCAGGCTCTTGCAGTGTGTTGGGGCCAGCGCACCAAGTTCAACGAAGAGCCTTCGGACTTCGGGCATGACGTGTCTTACGAACTGCACGAAATCAGAGGCATCCAGAAGCTCGTGTTCAACCGTAGCACCCAAGAGGATAACGGCGTCGTCCACGTCTTCGCATCAGCTGTGGCGGACTAAGCCGTAGCTTGAAAGGAGACTAAGATGGCTTTCGATATTTCTTCTCTTGCAGCCACTCATGTAGAGAACGTGGGCACTCAACATGCCTATGACATCTACACGGGTATTGTGACACTCTCCGGCACCACCAAGGATGTGAGCATCCCTGGTGCTAAGAAGATCGTTGCTGCTTTCGTCACTGCACAGAACGACGCCACAGCTACCTACATTTCTGCCACATCAGGTTCAACCTTCACGATCACTGGCGGCAGCAATAAAGTGATTATGTGGCTCGCTTTGGTGCAAAAGTAAACGGAGATAGTGTCTTGTGGGACGGCTGTTCTCCGGCAGCAAGTTAAAAGCTAAACGTCCCACCATATCCTTGCTGAGAGGGCCGAGAATTTATTTCCGGCTGCTGTGTAAGCAAGCTCAGGGAAAAGGAATTTCATAATGGCAGCTAATGTTTCGCTGAAGGAATTTTATCTTCAGCTCGTCAACACCCGTACGAAGAAAGCCATCGACGACGATGCCGGTTCGTATCAGGTGTATCAGCCCGGGTCGCCCACTCGACAGACCATCTACAATGCGGCGGCTACAGCTCTCACCCAAGCGGTGCAGTTTGGTGATTACGTCTCTCGCACTATGACCGATGGAGTCATCAATTTCTTCACGCAGCAAACCGTCACGAGCGTTGACATCTCTGTTCTCACGAACGGCGGACGCGCATTCTTCTTGAAAGGCGTTCCTCAGTCTCAAAAGCGAGTGGACGTTGACCCCGAAGAGCATCGCTACACGCTTATCGTTGGCATCAACGATAGCGCCTCCAGCACTGCGCAAAGAAGCACAGGCTTCACTCTCCGTAAGGGGATGATCGTTGAAGACGTGTGGGTGAAAACCACCACGGCCTTCGTCGGCGCTGCGACAAATAACAACGTGCTCAACATCGGCATCGCGGGTGACAGCGACGCTTTTGCGCGGCTGTTGAACGTGTCGTCTGTTGGGTACAAGCAGATCAAAGTGCACAGCACCACGGGCAAAATCTTTGCCACGCAGTTTGCTGGTGTGCAGTTGGCGGATTGGGATACCAGTTCTGCGCAAACCGTCATGGGATGGTTTACCAGGAAAAAGTATTTCACTCCGACAGCCACCGTGCTCACCGTAGCAAGAGCTGTTGCTCTCACTGCTTCGATGACCGGCACCAACGCGAGAGGCAAAGGATATCTGTTCGTAGCCTACCTCTTGGACCCCACCGTCACCACGGCCCTGTAAACATAACACCGGAGAGTTATGAAGTACAAAAAAGATGCGAAAGGGCGAGCCCATCTTGCCCTTTCGTATATTCAATCGGTAACGAACAAGCTTCAATCGGGTGAGTACCCGATGGAAGAGACGCAGTGCTTCTGTGGAGCAGATGATGACCGAGAGCTAATGCTCTTGGAGCGTAATGGCATTCCGCATCGCTATGTCATTTGCAATGAGTGCGCTCTCATGCGTGCGAATCCGCGCATGACCAAAGAATCGTACGAAAAGTTTTATAATAACGAATACCGCTACATCAACTATGCCCCTAGTTGGGCCACGGCTGATGAGACTGGCGATTTCTTCACGCATTACCGGATTCAGAGCCACAACGGACGAAGGCTGCAGCAGCAGCTTGCCGATTTCGACATTCCCACACCAAAGGTGGTGGTGGACTACGGCTGCTTTGTCGGCGGCATGCTTGAGCCCTTCAAGGAAGCAGGGGCTGAGACGTATGGCGTGGAGTGGGATGTGGATGCGGCCCTCTATGGCAGTGCGCAGGGTCATACGATTGTCAACAGCATTGACGAGCTGATTGCGAAAGGCGTGAAGGCCGATTTCATCATCCTGAAGGACGTGATCGAACACTTCACTGACCTCAATGAAGTGAAGCGCATTAAGGAGATTATGGCTCCTGATGCACATCTGTACGTCTATACACCAGGTTTCTTTCGGAACAACATAGATTGGTATTTTCAGATCGCCCACACCTACCAGTTTTGCCAGCGCACGCTGGAGTATGTGATGACAGAGCTAGGCTTCACTGAAAACTATTCAGATGAGGAATGCGATTCGTTCTGGACGCTCAACAAGTTTGAATACTTTCAGGTGGACAAGCCGAAAGAGTGGGTGGAGTACATCACGGACCATTTGTTCAAGCGTGGGGATGAAGCACGCAAGATGCCTCGTTTCCGAGGCGTGTGCAAATTCCCTCGCCGGCTCCTATTCGAGAACATCGATAAGAATTTGTCGATGAAGTATCCCGATCTTTCAGAGCTGTGGGGCAAGAGTAGCGGCGATGTGATTTGCGTGGGGGGTGGACCAAGCGTGGATGGACAGCTTGAGGCAATTCGAGAGCTGCACAACACGAAGGTGCCAATCATCTGCATTGCCCGCATGTACCCATTCCTCCTGTCGCACGGCATCGTGCCGGAATACGTGATCAGCTTGGACTGCTCTGTGGAGCAAGAAGTGTGTTTTGAAAAGCCGCACCCTCTCACCACACACATTTTGGCTCTTGTCTCGCGGCCAAGCATCTTCGAGAAGCTTAAAGACCATAAGTGCTACGTTTTTAGCAGCCAGGACAACATTAAGACGAAAGAGCTGCGCCAAAAGCATGGCTACACCACTGACGGGGTTATCAATAGTGGGGGTAGTGTGGCGATCAGCACCATTCCTGTGGGTATGTCTCTTGGCTTCAACAACTTTCATGTCTTCGGGCTCGACCTGATGTTCTCTAGCGAGAAGCAGACACATGCAGATGGCATCGCCGGCCCATCATTGCCGCAGAACTTTTGTGAAGTGGAGATCAAAGGCGAAACAGTGCTCACCACGCCTTCCTTCATCGACTTCGCAAATCAAACGCTCGATATGATTTCTGTTGGGCACAGCATGGGCTGCTTGAAGAGCATTGAATTTTACGGAGACAGCTTGATCAAACACATGTGGGATTGTCAGTTCCACGAGGAGGCTGAAGATGTTTCAGTTTCCTAAAAACCACACCTTCATCATCGCGGAGATCGGCATAAACCACAACGGCAGCGTAGACATTGCCAAGCAGCTGATTGATGTGGCCGCTGGTGCAGGCTGTGACGCAGCTAAGTTTCAGATCCGCACACCACACATGAGCCTTCCGCCCGAGCTATGGGACGTGGAGCGCGACACGCCCTGGGGAGAGAGAATGACCTATCTTGCATATAGACAGCGCATCGAGCTGTCTCCGCAAGATTACCAGGAGATAGTTGCGCATTGCGAGAAGCGGAACATCCTCTTTTCGGCCTCTCCTTGGGACATCAACGCTTCTCACAAGCTAGACGCTCTCGGTGCTCCGTTCATCAAAGTGGCTTCGGCCTCTGTGACGAACCCCGAGCTGCTTAGATGCATTGCCAGCTTTAAGAAGCCAGTGGTGATGAGCACCGGCATGAGCACGTTGAAAGAGATTCACCAGGCGTACAGCATTCTCAGCCGAGGCACAGACGAGATAGCCATGCTCGTCTGCACGAGCACATATCCCGCGAAGATCGAAGATTTGCATCTACGGAGACTTCACACGCTCCACTACAATTTCCCTGAAGCCGCGATCGGCTACAGCGGACATGAATCAGGATTGTGGACTACTCTCTGTGCTGTGGCTATGGGGGCTAGGGTTGTCGAGAGGCACATCACCTTGGACCGGAGCATGAAAGGTTCTGATCAAGCGGCCAGTGTGGAACCTCACGGCCTCCAGCTCCTTGTGCGCGAGATCCGCGCCTTCGAGCAGGCCAGAGGATCTGACGAGATACGAGTGCAGGAGTGCGAGAAGAAAGACATAGAGAGGCTACGGGGCAAACAGAATAACCTAACCGGCGCACAGCAGGAGCCCCTAAAATGAGGACGGTGTGCATTGTCCAAGCCCGAATGGGCAACTGTCGGCTCCCTGGCAAGAACGGGATGCTCATCCTCGGAAAGCCGCAGATTTGGCACGTGCTCTCCCGCATCAAGAAAATGCGTTGCTTCCACGACATTCTCCTGGCCATCCCGCACGAAAGCAACGGCGGCATTCAGCTTGGCGCAGCCCGAGACTTGGGCATCGAAACTTTAGACTACCGAGGCGATCCTGAAGATGTCGTACACAGATTTAGCATTGGGGCTGACATTATGGACGCTGATGTTGTGGTGCGGATTCCTGGGGATAACACGTTCACCGATCGTGATGAAGTTGAGCGAATCGTTTCTTATCACAGTTATGATCCTGGGGTTTGGAACTTTCTCACCACTAACCTTGATCGTGACGTTTTGGGAAATGGTTATCCGGCAGGCTTTGGTGCTGAGGTTTATGATGTGAGGTTTCTGCAGTGGCTTGATAGAAGCCTCACCCGCAAGGATCTACGAGAGCATCCCCACAAGTGGGCCTTTGAGAATGCGAGAGTGCGGACCCTGCAGTGTCCTGAAGATATTCGAGCCCCTGGGCTAAGCTTATCGGTAGACACTGCTGAAGACTTTGCTCTCACGAAAGAAATTTACGAAACTCTGCATCCCAACTTCAACGCAAGAGACGTTATCAAATATTTAGGAGAACGAAATGTCCAACTTAATTGACCAGAATCCTCTCATCTTCGACACCGCAGCTGCTACAGTGGCCGTCAGTTCCTACCTCACCATCACCAACATTCGATGGGTGGACTATAACAACGACATTGCAGACGGCGACCAAGCTGTAGTGAAAGACTCGGCGGGAAAGGTGATTTGGGAAGCACGCATCACGGCCACCGGCACGGGAGTGCCTACGTATCCACAAGACTACACTGATTTCGTGCCCTCGTTCCAAGTGAAGGGTTTGATCATCAGCACTCTCACGCACGGCAAGATATACGTCTACTGCGACCAGAAGGCCACCGTGATTCCTGCGAGTGCGTAACATGGAAATTAAAAACCTCTACGCCGAATCCGAGAAGCAGCTTAAGCGCGATGAGGATGTGAAGCTGACGATCTATTATGACACGCTTAACATCCCCACGATCGGAATTGGTTTCAATCTGAAGGAAGGGTTCTCCTTAGAAGAGATAGAACTTATCTTTAATCTTCGGTGGAACAATTACCTGAAGGAGCTGTTGCAGCGTTGTCCGTGGGCGAGCCGATTAGACGAAGCGCGTTTGGGAGCCCTGATGAACATGGCTTATAACATGGGAGTGCCCCGGCTGCTTATAAAGAATCCCAAAACTCTTGCGCTTATGGCCGAAGGGAAATTTGTTGAGGCATCACAAGAAGTGCTTATTGGTCTTTGGCATTCTCAAGTTGGTGCTCGAGCCCGAAGAATATCAAAGCAAATCGAAACAGGAGAATGGCAGTAATGGCAATATCACAAGTAGATTTTGATGCCCCTAGTGGGCTGCTTCGTTATAAGAACACCGCCAGCAATGCCACAAAGAGTGGCGTGAAGGGCAGCTCGGGTAATCTGTACGCCCTCATTATAGATAACAGCGCGAACGTGGCAGCTTCCTTTGTGAAGCTCTACGACGCGGCTTCTGGCTCCGTCACAGTGGGTACTACAGCTCCCGATTGGATCTTCAAGGTGCCTGCGAGCACCAAGCTGACGATCATCCTGCCTGAGACAATCGCGTTCGACACAGGACTCACTGAGGCCACAGTGACGGCAGGCGGTACGGCTGGAACGAGCAATCCGTCCTCGAGCGTTGTTCTCACCCTTCTCTACACATAAGGAACCACAATGAGCGTTGGCAGCACTGCTGATCATGCCTTAACGCGGAACGAAATAATCGCTTCGGCTCTCCGTAAATGCCGAGCGTGGCCGGAAGACGGCAATCCCCCAATACACCGGCTTCGTGACGCCATAAGGGCTCTGAACAACATCGTCCGCACAGAGGATCTAAAGCAAACAGACTTGGCAAAGAGTTTGTGGGCTCTGGACGTTGTGTACCTTCCTCTTGTGGCGAAGCGGTACATCTTTGGCGAGAGTCAAAACCTTCCTGCAATCCGCGAACTTGTCACTGTTGTCGTTCGCAATCTGAATGGCGACGACAGCGACCCTCTCCGCATCATTAAGTCTGAGGAGTATAACCAGCTGGTCATTAAAGCTGACACTGGCTCTCCCGAGCGTGTGTATCTCAAGCGTTCTCGTCTGCTCAGCGATCAAACTCTATACATTTGGCCTGCTCCAGCTTCTGTCACATCCGGCAGCACTGTCTACCAAGGCGGCGTGCTGTACACGTGTGTGCTGAAGCACACAAGTAGCTCCGAGAACAAGCCGGGAAGCGGAGCCAGCTGGAAAATCTTTTGGCGGGCAGGCACCTCGGCTCCAGAGCAAGCGGACACTTGGGTAACGGCCACGGCATACACAAACGGCGATCTTCTCGTTGTGCACTTTCGCAGACCTCTGTACGACTTCGACAGCCAGTATGACAATCCAGACTTTCCTCTCGGGTGGGAAGACTATTTCATCTACAAGCTGGCGATTCGTCTCGCCCCCGAATACGACCTCGGCATGGACAGGCGACAAGAGCTGAAGAACGATTTGGCTACAATCACTGCGGACATCTTTCCAAGCACGCGGCCTAACACGAACACATTCCACAACAAGGGCAAGTTTTTTTAAGGCATTAACATGGCTGATCTACTTTATCAAAGCGTCCTTGAGAAGTTTACGGGGGAACAATTCAATGAAGCTTTTAACTTTGATGGTGTCATCCCCGAGAACACGACTGTTACGACTGCATCTGTGCTTGTTACAAAGGCGGATGGCACGGATGCTACAGCCACAGTGTTCAAGGCGAAGAGCATCTCCAGCACGACCGTCACAGTTACGCTCTACACCGGAACAACGGAAGCATCTTACATTGTGCAGGTGACAGTGGCCGCTTCGGATACCACGCCTCAAAGGATGGTGAAACTTTTGAACGTCACAGCGGCTGGAGTGTACAGATAACATGCTCTCGAACGAGCAGGCTCTTCCCATCAAAGGCTTCAAGGGGCTAGACAAATCCTCGCCTCTCTCTATTCCCGGCTACACTCGTTCACTTAAGAACGTATATGTGCGGCAAGGGAAGGTGACGAGCAGAGGAGGGGTGGACTTCGACAGCACCTTCAGCACAGCTCTCTCGGAGAATGTCACCGGCATGGCCGTGTATGTAGACCCGAGCACGTTAGCGGCCACGCTCCTCCGTATCGGCAGCACGAAGGTGGAGAAGAGCACAAACCTCGGTGCCTGGAGCGATATCACCGGCACAGTGCTTACGGGCACCAGCAGCGATAAGCCTCAATGGGCGAGCTATCGAGATGTATTGTACTTCACGAACGAAGGGCACGACCGTCCGCGTTGGTGGGCAGGAAGTGGCAACACCACCGTGATTAGCACAGCTCCGTGGGCCAAGGGCATCCTTAGCTTTTACGGCTTTCTCATTCTCCTGAATGTTTCCGACGATGGCATCACTTTCAGTGCTCGACAAGGCCGGTACAGCGAAGATCCTCAAAACGACTGGACACTCTGCGAAGGCAACGAACTGAATTTCAACGAGACAACAGGGGCCATCATGGTGGGCGGGCAGTTTGGCCGCACAGCTGTGATAGTGAAAGAAGATGGCATCGTGTACTTACGTTGGGTAGGTGGACCCACACGTTTTTCTCAGGAGCTAGCAAAAGGGGCTCCTGGCACAATAGCTCCTCTCTCAGGTCAGGGACTTGGCGAGAAGGGCTTCATTTATCTGGCCACAGACTTTCAGCTCTGGATTGCCACACCTAATGATGTGCTGCCGCTTCCGCCAAACGTAAGCGACATTCTTCAGAACAATCTGTACAAAGCTTCCGTGGCAAACTGCCGCAGCTGTGTGGTGCCGAGCCAGGAACAATACAACTTATTCTTTCCATTGGACAGTTCAGGGAATACAGGCCGCGTCCAATACAATTTTCGCACGGGAGAGTTTTCATATAGCACGTATGCTTCTCACGCCTTCTCTGCTGTGGAGACAATCAAGCACACGAAGACGGCAACAGAAAGCATCATTGGTCACACCACCACAAAGCCTTTCACGTTGGACAGCAACAGCGTAAAGAACGACGAAACATCAGCCTCAGCAAGTACATCTGTGAGCCGCTACTACGACACCGACTGGCAGCAGTATACGAACAGCAACGAGGGCAGGCAAGTGCAGGTGGCCAGCAAGTTTACAGGAGCCACGCTGCTATTTAAGAAGAGCAGCTATGCCCACGTAGGCATAAGCATTGCTGTGGACAACAGGAATGAGTTTCGCTTCCGTAAGATATACAAGCTGCAGTCTCAAAAGCCGAATGATGAATTTGTAGCTATCCGTTACGATGTGCCCATGATGGAAGGAGAGTGGTTCAATCTTCGCATCGAGTTCTTTCCTAGCACCACTGAGAATCCTACGTTGCACGCGGGCTGGATGCACTTCCTTCCTGAAGAAACCAAGAGAGACGTGAACAGGTCACCGGCTACCACGGAGGCATAATGGCAGCCCCTACAAGCGTGCGCTGCGAAGCGCAGAGCATGACCAGCATAATCATCTATTGGACCTATGCTGGCTCCAGCACTCTTGGCATCTACAGAAGCACGGACAACTCTAGTTACACAAAGATTGCGTCATTCATCGGCACCACCACGTCATACACGGACACAGGGCTTGCTGCCAATACCCTCTACTACTACAAGCTGTCAGATGACAACGGCAGCACGTTTTCTTCCGTGGTGCAGGCATACACAATGGCTTGCGCGGACGGCAGCAATCAGAAGACCTTCGCCTTGCCTCGCTTTGACAGCGGCATGGAAGATCCGACCTCTAAGCTAAATGAGATGGCTGACAGGGTAGAAGCTGCCCTTGGAGATGTGCAATTGCCGGAAGTGTGTGTGGTGTGTCCTGATGCTGGCCGGGTGACGATAGATTGCCGAGACAGCTGCAATAGCTTCCTTGTCGTGGCAGATCAAGACATCAACACTTTTAGCATAAACCACTGCGGCGATGCAGATCCCATTATTGCTATCTTCGTGCCTCCTTCTCAGACACGACAGATATGTGGCTTTCCTGCCGGATGGGGATTCACTGGTGATGAGTGCAACGAGGCTCCCATCTCTGGAGGCACAAAGGGCAAGACAATGCATTTGGGAAATGGGGGAGGAGCCCTCGGCAGCGGGAGCAGCGAGCGTGGTTTGCCGAAGAATAAGCTGCAGGCCGGACGTGGCTCTGGAGCAGGAGCCGGAGGCACAGCTTGCGAGTGCGTGCCGGGAGAGAACAACCAGCTCACCCTTAAATGTTGCAGCACTGATTGCTCAATGTCCTGTAAGACAAGCAAGCGTCTGCAGATTAAAGTGTGTGGTGGGGTGGGGCCTTATGTGTTTTCACACACAGGCTCCGTGAAGTTTGAGGATGCTGCCGGAGGGGCCACTCACGACACGATCACCACTAATCGGCTGAATCGCAATCCAGTAGTGAATGTGGTGCCTCCAACAAACAGCGGAAGCGGCGTGTTGGGCACAGCTTACGCGGCCATCAAGAACTTTTGCTACTGCTTCAACAGCAGCCCAAACTGTGGACCTGTCTGCGGGCCTTTTAACGCTCAAGTGTGGTCCAACTATGGCTGTAACGACCAGCTTATCGACAATAACGAAGCTGATCTAATAGGCAACCCCCCAGGTTGTAATGCCGGAGCCACAGACGGCCCCTGTATAAACGGCACGTGTGGAGGCTGCTCTTCTTGCATAGCCTCTGGAGGAGCATGTTCTGGCAGCACGATTTGCTACGGCTCCGCAGCCGCAGCTTTAGCTGCTCTTGCTCCAGTGTCTGGAGGCACGGCCTGCGATAAGCGCACAGCTCCTATGATTGCTGCTAGCTGCAGCCCCTGCGGCCTTAGCACGGCAGGTATCGTAATCACTGTCACGGATGCTTCTGGTGTCTCCGTGTCAATAACATTGAGGGCATGATGTGGATTTTACTTCGAAACGAAAATGGCGATGTAAGGAAAGTGCAAGAAGGCGTGCCCTATCGTATGCAGCCTGGCGAACAAGTGATTGGGTCCGCGCAGGACGAAACAGAACGAGAGCTAGCTCAAGAGCTGTCCGTGCGGCAAGTGCCCCTTGGAGAGTTTGTCGAAGCAGCAATCAAGTTGATTCCAGAAGCTATACGCCCTAAGCACTGCAGCGCATGTGAGAAGCGTAAGCAAGTGATGAATAGGGTGCGTGAGCTTGGTGTGCTGGAGACGATAAAGCAAGTGCTAGCGGTGAAGGAATGAAAGAGATCGGCCTTGAGTGGGTTGTCATTGATGACGCCATTCAATTCAAAGAAATCAGCACCCCGGCCACTCCTAAAGCGGACAAGCTTAAGCTGTACGCTAAGGATAACGGCTCTGGCGTGTCGCAGCTCTTTTACAAGAACGACGCTGGCACAGAGATTGGTCTTCCCGTGTCAGGGTCGTTTGTTACGGGCACAGGTGCGGCAGGTCGCGTCACCTATTGGGATTCTGCCAACACCATAACTAGTGACGTTAATTTTCTTTGGGACGCCACAAACAAAAAGCTGACGGTGCAAGGAGCTGGCACCGGCACTGTGCTGCAGGTGACAGGAAGCAGCAACAGCATGGTGACCATATCGGAGAATACGGTCAACAGCCAAATCCTAATCACTCTTGGCGCAGCTGGACAAACAAACGGCGTAGTTAACACGCCTGAGTCGATGCGCTTTAACATCGATTCAAACAATGATCAAACCAATCGTGAATTTGGCATCTATAAAGACAGCGCCTCTAACGGGGGCACGCTGCTGTGGAAAGTGGTGGAAGGCGGAAGCGCCACGCTAGGCGCGGGAGCTGGACAGCTTTCCTATATCGTTGATTCGGCAGCAAGCACGTTCAGCGGCTACCGCATCGATCGAGCCTCTGCGGAGAAATGGTTTTTAGGGATGACCAACTCCGGCGTGGAAGAGTTTGTCATTCGCCGTGGCGCGGCAACAAATGACATCTCCATCAGCACAGCGGGGCTGGTGACAGTGAACACCATCTTGGATGCCCTTACTGGTTTTCGCGTGAACAGCCTGGCAGGCGCTGGCAAGTTTCTGAGGGGCGATGGCACAAACATAGTGTTAAGCACGCCCACCCTCCCGAACGCGGCCACAGCAAATCGCATTCTATATGCTACCGGAAGCAATGCGTGGGGAGAAAGCGCGGACCTAGCCTTCGACGGCACAGACTTTCTTCTTGGCTCCAGTATTCGTGCCCGCATGTCGGGGCAGAATCGCTTTCGTTATCTAAACAGTGAAGCAGCAGTTTACCAGTCCTCGGCACAAACAGGGATCGCAGTAAATACTTGGACCGCAATTACCTTTAATGCTGAGGAGTTTGACACAGACTCAATCCATAGCACTGTTTCAAACACATCACGTCTTGTTGCTGGCTTGACCGGAAAATACCTCGTAGGCGGAAGTATATATCGAGATGTTTCTGGTGTAGTTACGATCACCAAGGTTGCAATGGCTATAAATGTTAACCAAGCTGGTACGTTTGGCGGCAACATCTATGGCTATATGGATTTCCCCATTGTGTCGACTGATCCAACAGACCCTGGAACCTCAACCAGTTCGTTGATTAGTCTAACAGCCGGTGATTATGTTGAACTCTTTGGTTACACCTCTGGAGCTAGTGGAACATGGGCCACAAGCACTGCTGGTGGTGCGCATATCACTCGATTTTGGATGGTTTACGTTGGAGAATAAAAATGGACATTACAGAGAGTGTGCTTTCAAAACTTTCAAGTCAAATCGGTGCCCTTACAGTGCAGTGTGCTTTAAAGGATTCAGTGATTGAAACGCTAAGGGAAGAGAATGCAAAACTGAAGGCACAGATTCCGAAAGACCCGAAAGACAATGAAAGAGCAAAGCCTGCGGGCAGGGTTTCAGATATAAAAGACTTAAGGAGTTAACGATGGCGATTACCGCTAACCTAAACGGCAGTGGCACTGTCGGCACCAGCGCCGTAGAACAAACCACCAACAACACGTATGATCCTCTTCGCCAGTTTCTTGCGAATCAGATCACGCGCTTATACGGCAGTAACCAAGGGGCTATCCCCGACTACGTGCTAGAGGGCATCAAAGGTCTGATTCAAAATCCTGGTGAGACAGCGAATGTAGCGGGGCAGGCTTTTCAGCAAGTGGCCAATCCTCTCATTCAGTCGTTGGAGCCGGGGTTCAAGCAGGAGCAGAACAGCTTGCGGGATATCTTTCGCAAGAACGGAGCCCTGCAAAGCGGAGCCTCGGCTTACGAGACAAGCAGGCTGCTGGAGAATCAGGGCAACAGACGCAACCAAGTGCTTGCTTCGAACTATGTGCCCCTCTTGAATCAAATCAATCAGAACGTGCAGCAAGGTATAGATGCTGGCGTGAAGGTGCCCCAAGCGAACATGGGCTCCCTGTCCGGCATCCTCAATGCCTTCGGCAATCCCACCAGCACCACAACGAATCGTGTTGGCGCAGACACGAACCTCGCCAATGGCGGCGGAAGCGGAAGTCAATACTATTCACCTTGGCTCACCCCTCCTACCCCACCTCCTGCACCTGCCGGATGGACGCCAGGACAATGGAGTGGCTACTAAGATGCTCGAACAAGACATTCTCAATATGCTCAACAAAGGGAATACGGATCTTGGCGGCGGTCCTGGCTATGACGACGCTAGGGCTCTCTCTCAGCTGATTATGGGAGGCGGCAGCGCGGCGATCGGCGGCACACAGCTGTTCGGCCAGCCGGTGAACAATGATCTTGCTGCAGAGCTGCAGCTTGGCCCCGGCACGTTATTCGACGTGAACGGTAAGCCAATGCCACTCCCTGTAAACCAAACGAAATCGAATCCGGCTCCAGTGCCGGTGAATAGCAACTTGAAGAGTGTGCTTGACACCGCTGATCAGATCGCCGGTAGCCTTGGATCTCCTCATGCTTCCGGTGCTCCTATCACTAGCACGCTACTCCCGAATCCACACGGCCCCGGCAGCTACAATCCTAACGACCCGGCTGCTGTGGCCGCTGTGCAGAAGGCCGGACAAGAAGCAGCAAAGGCAGAAAGTGCCTCACGCTTCATCAAGCTGCTTCAAGGCGAAGCTCCTACCATGAATCCTTATGTCAGTACAGACCCCGCACAGGCCGCAAAGGACATGGCTGTCTACCAGCAGAAGAGCAAAGACTATGAAGCCAAGCTCGGCAGCTCGAAGGACATTGTCAAGAACATCCTCGAAGGCCTCGGCATAGGTGAAACCACATTCGCAAAGAATTTCAATGCAGCTGCGGGTAAGGCGGCAGGGGAGAAGGCTGGAGGAAAGAACAGTGAGCTTCCTAATGATCTGTTAAAGTCTGCGGGCACGAGCAGCTTTGAAGAGAAGATGGCAAAAGCCTCGGCTGACGGAAGCATAAATGCGCAGCAGCAGCTGGCTCTTGAGCGTCTGCATGACAGCCGCATCAAGCAAGCCACGCCTGATGTAAAAAGCACCACCACAGCAGCCAGCATCCGCACCTCGGCAGACCAGCTGCAGAAGATAGAGGACGCTTACAAGAAAACCGAAGCGTACAAGACAGGAAAAATATCAGATAACGTGAAGCTTGCTTTGGCTGCGTCCTCAAAGGGCAACGTGGCAGTGGAAGCTTTACCTTTATGGAGCAAGCTCACCCAAGACGAACGCGACTTCATTTCCCAATTCAACGTGTTCGGCATGAACTTGCGGCGTGTGTCGGAAGATAGCCGCTTCAGCAACTTTGATGCACAGAAAGTGATAGATGCTGTCGGCAATCCTCTTGTCGGCAAGGATCAGTATCTGTCTCAGCTTGGAGCTGCCAAAGAGAATCTACAAACTAGGCATGACACTTTCATCGATGCTCTAAATCAAGCGAAGAAAGACACCAGCGGCTTCACGCGCTATAAGCAGAAAGCAGCTGCCGCCTCTAGCATCCCCACAGGTCGCGTGGAAGTGATAGGGCCTGACGGCAGGGTAGGGCACATACCGGCATCGCAGCTGGCAGAGGCAGAGAAGCAAGGCTACAAGAGGAAGTAAATGGCTATCGATTTTCAGCCACTAGAAAGCAAAAGCGGCATCGACTTCCAGCCTCTGGAAGAGACGAAGACAGCCGTGCGTCCTGGCGACGTGGCCGGGCTCGAGAAGGTGTTCGCTGCCCAAGACCTCAATGCCCCTTCTGAGAATGTGGCAAGGGAACGTCTTGGCGGTAACATCCTCACGGCCAATAATCCTGGTGAAGCAGTTCTAAACTCACTTAAGGGCATACTAAGTGAGGCAGCTGGAGGTGTGAAGGATATTTTCTCTGGCGTTACTGGAGCAAACATTACGCCAGAGATGAGCACGCCTGAGAAGGTGCTTACTCCTGTGCGAGATGTTGCCCTAGGTATTACACGAGCTGCCGCCTCTCCCCTTGCTCCCCTCACTGATATAGCCAGCGAAGCAGGACAAATCACACACAAGCTCCTCACTAATCTCGGCCTGGAGACAGGAGCTGACGTTGGAGCAGCGGGCGTGCAATCGGCGTTAGATGTACTTGCTCCTATCCGCGCAGCCCAAACTTTTGGCAAGATAAATCTCACTTCCAAATCTCTCATGTCGAATCGGATGAAAGAGACAGCTCTGAAAGGCGATCTGGCTTCTAGCGCAGCAAAGAGCGAAGCCGAGGTTGCTGCTCTCAATGCTGAGAAGGCCGCTGTGGCTCCGACAGCGGCAGAGCAAATTGGCAACATAAGGGGCAACCTCAAGTCGGCTAAGGAGAGCGTGGAGAGCATCGCGCAGGCCGAGAGAGATGCTATTCCTTCTGCAGCTCAGCTCCGCGAACGCTTCGCTAAGAACGCTCCCCTCGGGGAAGACGTAGGCACCAGCTTCAAAGGCACGTATAAGGGCGAGCTGGCTTCCGAGAAACAACGCTTCAACACTTTGTATGAAGATGCTTTGCAGGGCACGAAGGATGTGAAGGTGGACCCCACGGCATATCAAGAAAGCATCAACGCTGTGTTGGGAGAGAAAGGCGTGACACGTCCTCTTCCCACGCAAGCCGAGGCTGTGGCCAACAAAGCAAAAGGCATCTTAGACGTGGGTGAGGAAGCTGCCGACCAAATGGCCACCTTTAAGCGAGACATTCAGCGTGCTGCAGATCCTAATTCAAAGAAGATGCTTGAAGACGCCATGCATGAGTTCATGGCAGCTGGAGAAATACCTGCGGAGCCCACTGTGAACGATATGGTGAAAGAGCTGCAGCGTTTGAAGCAAGGACAGCGAGCTGCTCAGCTTGCAAAGAACGACAACCTCACTCGCCAGTTCAACACCCTTATTGATGGTGTGCAAAGCACTATTCCGCAGAGCGTATTGGACAATCTGCAAGGCGTGAATGATTTGTATCGCACAGAGTTTGTGCCTTTCTTCGGCAGGAAGAGCGTGACGCGGGCTATCGCAGAAGGTGCTCCACAGAGTGTTGTGGACAGCATCGTGCGTCCGGCTACAGATAAGAACAGTGTGGAGAAGGTGCAACGTGCTTTCGAGCTGGTGAAAGAGCCTGCGCAGCGAGAGGCAATCACCAAGGCCTTCACGAATAAGGGCATTGAAGAAGCTTTCACAGACGGAGCTTTCGACCCGAGCAAGTTTACGAAATGGTGGGAACGCTACAGCGACAGAGCTGGCACAAACGACAAGGTGCTGCGTACAGTGTTTGGCGATGGCTACGACGAGATGAAGAGTGTGGTGAGGCAGATGCAAGGAGCCAAGAGGCAGAGCTTGGAAGATGTTGCTGCACAGCTTACAAAAGGGTTCAAGGGTAATGCGGACACGGCTATTGCTGGAGTGAAGAGTGGGGTGAAAGCTGAAGAGAAGGCTATCGGAGAGAAGATCACCAGCGCCACAGCTGCACAGAAGTTATTGGCGCAGCAGCTGGAGAAGCAGATTAAAGAAGTAGCGGGCTCGTCAGGACGGATAGCAAGTAGGCTTGAGAGCATTGGCTCGGGCGTGTTTGTTTCGGGCTCGTTGCGAATGAATCCAGCCACTACTCTCACAGGTGCTGTCATTGCACTCAGCGCCAAGGGAGTAGGGGCTTTGCTTGAGACAGCTCGCGGGCGTAGCCTCTTTAAAGCCATTCTACGAGGCACGCCGGGAACATCTCAGGCCGCAGCCACAGCGAGGCAAGTGCAAAATTTTATGAGGAACGTACAGCCGGGGGAGTGATGCAGGAAATAACAATCATCAACGTCTCGATGCAATTTCTGATAGGCGTTGTAGGAACAATGTGGGCGACTGCAATAGGCTTCACAGCCTGGGTCTACCGCACGCTTCGAGCAGAGTTTAAAGAGGAGATGAAAACGATGCGCTCCAATCACCTGAGTCACCTAAAGAAGCGACTCAGACGACTGGAGCAGGAGGCGGGAGTAGTGTTAAATATTGCAGATCAGCTGGAGGATGATGAAGACTGAGGCTGCTGTCCGGCAAACTGTTTCAGCCATTTCCGGCCTTTCTCAAGCACGTCATCGTCCGCTACCCACTCAACCATCTCAAGTTTGGCTTCTTCGGCCTCTCCGGTGTAGTGACCAGCAAAGTTCGATTCGTTGATCAGATCCTTGATGATGTTGTTCGCCTGCACTAAGTTCTTCGCTGAGTTCTGCACCATACGGAAAAAGAAATCTCGTTCTCCTTCGAGCTGTGCAATGCGCTGCTTCCTTCGAAACAGCTTGGCTCCAGGTAGCCCTTGAGCCCGGTAGCGCTTTAACCACTCCCGCGTGGTGACCCGAGGGTGAACTTGCACTCCCCGCTGATCCTCTCCTAACTGCTCCAGTAAGCCAACCCTGTGTTTTTCCTTCGTTTTCTCGTGTGCGATCGTCATTCCCAATTTCCTTTCTTTTCAACCACTTACAAATACCACCCTACCCAAGGCCATGGCCCCTTGTAGATCGTGCTGCCTACCCCCAGGCGCGTAGCCTGCGCCCGGCCTATTCTGTGTACTGATCGGGCTCCCTGTCGGCTAAGAACGGGGCCTTGGGCTCTGGATACCGTGCCAGCAGCTCCTTCACCTTCACGTTCAGCTTGGCAAAGAACCCCATGGTGCCAACTGGCCTATCGTCCACCATCTTGTTTCGAATCATTGCGTCGCGGAGCACAACAAGAGAGGCGATGGCTTTTGTAACATGAGAGAGGCCGCTGTCAGGGTCTACATTCTCGCCTTCCCAAAAGCTGCCCACATGCCGGAGCGTGGCATCGACATACACGCTAGCCCGCACCCCGATAGCTCTGTAGTTGTGTCGGCCATATTTCAACGCACCTTCAAGCAAGGCCACACCTAGCTCCGCTATCACCGGGAAGGGGAGTGTGCTGAAGGGCGTCTTCTCAATACCCACGGCGTCTTTCGGATTCGACTCCTTCACCACGCTAGAGCTAACCGACAACGCATGTTCGTGTTCCTCATATCCACACACTTGGCAATCGTGGGGATGATCTATTTGGGACAAAAAGGGATGTGTTCTTATTGTGCTCATTAATCCTTCCCCACTGTGTCTTCATCTGCCTCCTCCAGCACAGGAGCCTTTACCACAAACGGCTCTTCGCGTGGAAACACCACCATGCGTCCCTCGCCGTCAGCTCTTTCTATCGTGCGTGAACCCGAGGGAAGAGGAGGCCGTACGTCCTCGGCCTCTTGGGGCACACAGGCCGCAAGGTCTTCGATCGTTGCAGGCACGGGCACCAAAGCAATCCACTCTAGCAGCTCCTTTGCAAACTCATTATCCTCGCCCACCACGGCGTCCAACGTCTTGCCATATGACGCTCTCAGCTCCGTGCGTGCTTCGTTGAGCTGATCCAAGAGGGCCGGATCTTCTTTCACTGTGCCCGCTACCTCAGTAAGGTACACTCGGGCAGCATCAAGCTTTTCTAACAGCTCTCGATACTTCAATTTGTTTCCCCTTTCTTGGAAGTAGTCTATTCACAAACTCCCGCATATTCTCCACTTCAAGTCACAACCAGAAAAGTATCGCGATGATAGCAATTGCAGATAACACAATGGCGATAGGTAGGGGGCCGATAATGATCTTTTGCATCACCGGCCTGCCTCCACGTCATCTAAAAACTCGTCCACTGTCTGCACTCGGCGTATCGCCTTGGGAAGAGTCACACGATTGGTGAGAGAGTCAAGGATGTAGGTCTTCGTCGGCACCTTCGTGTCGTCAGTCATCCATTTTATCGCCATGCAATTCTCAGGCTTGTCATCAATGGCGTAGTGTGCCTGAATCACCTTCGCGGCTTCCCCTTTATACTTAGTGCAGATTACATTGGGATTCTCGATACCCTGAGCTTGGAGCCACACATGTGTCTGTCCTTGCGCCGAAGGAGTGCCTTTGCGGTGAGTTCCAAATACAACCGTGTGATAATCATGCAGACGGTTGATACGTTCAAACGTGTCAAGTGAAGTAAGTCGATTGAGAGTCGTCCACCAATCAATGCTCTTCTCGACAATACGCCAAGCACTTTCTATATCGATAATGGAGAATGTGTCTTTGAAATTCCAAGCGCACGTGTTCTCTCTAGTGCCAAAGGGATTCGGCGTAAGTAGCTTTGTGAATCCAAGCACAAAGTCAGCCAGCACACCGTCCACATCAAATAAAATCGTCTTCACTTCTTCTTTGTTCCTTTCTTCTTTAAGGTCTTTATGCTGTCGCCCTTTCTTGTTTCAGATTTGGTCTTCAATGTAACCTCGTCAACGATGCGTTGATGATAGCCGCGCCAAACCAATAAACAGCGCGACTATAGTTGTTGTTGTAGAGATCAATCACCATTCCCACCATGGATTCCACCGCGAGGAGAAGAGGCACGAAGTCGTTCATGCATCCCTCAACAGCCCAAGCCCGTAAGGGCAAGTGGTGTTCGAACAAATCACCCCGCTTCTATCCTTCAGCACCACCAACGGCTCTCCACACTTAGGGCAAGGTTTTGTCGTCGCTCTCTTAAGAGAGGGCCGCTTAGGACAATCTTCCTCATGCTCACGCCACTTCTCGTTGCTGCAGAAGCTTTGGAATGCACAATGGGAGCAGGTATGCCAAGACACGGGGTTCATAATAAACAACCTATTGTTGTTAAATTGGCTCCAGAATAAACCTTCATGCTGCGTTCAATCCTTTCTGCCCCCACTTTCCGCAAAGGGCATTAGCACACTGATAGCGAACGTAACGACGTTCCTTCGTGTGGCGATAACCTTGCCGGATGGTGGCCGCACCACAGCTGCCACATAGCGTGCGGTCGCTATGGAGGCGGGGATGCGACTGATCGAAGGGACGGAGCCGGTAGTACAGTTCTTCCAAGGCAAGCACGTCACCCTTGCAGTAGTCGGCCATAGCTCGCAGCTCTTTCATGTCTCCCTGCATCGCTTTGAACCACCACCGAGGCCAGCCATCCCCCTTGTCAATCTTCCTGTTCTTCAGCTGCAGAGTATCGCCCAGGTTCTTCAACCTGTTGCTGCTAAAGTTGGCTACGCTGCGGGTGATCATGCATGTGTCTCGCATGATCGTAGGCGGTATGGGAGGCAGCTGGTGAATGAGGAGCCTTCCCTGAAACATGCGCCGGTCGAAGACGGAGCCGAAGTGAGCCACCACCAAGTCGGCCTTTGCATACATCTTAGAGAACTGTGTACACAGAGGACCGTCATCGAAGTGCTTTAGGTGCTTCTTCTTGATGGTGAGTACATGGGCATCTTTCTGGCCAGCCCACTTGTAGCCCACCATGAGAATGAAGCCTAAGTCTGCCTTCAGCGCATTCACGCCTGCTGTCTCTAAGTCGAAGAAGAGGATTCGCGGTTTAGCCATTCTTTTTCACCTTGCACTTCTCCGCGTGCTCTTTAATTCCTTTCGCTGTGGTGTGTATTTTTTCCCCGCAATGTTCACACTGGCGAGGCTTCTCCTGATTTGCTTGTCTCACGCAGTTCTCCTTTTCCGGTATTCTCTTCGCACCTTGTTCTCTTGCTGTGTCTTCGTGTCGTGACAACTGCCACAAAGAATTTGGAACCCACTTGCGTCACAGAACATTCGCCGGATAAATTCATCGAACCCTTGCCAGCCCTCTCGTGGGTCTACGACAGGCTGCACATGATCTATGGACACTCCTTTCCTGCTGAACACTCCTTGGCACTTTTTGCACCAATAGAAATTGCGAACGAGCTTGGATACTTTCTCACAGCCATACTTCTTGAAATCTTCCTTCGTGGCTGCGGCATCTCTCAGGGCTTGCTGTCGTGGGGGCCAGCGGTAGGATGCTTTGCGGAGAGCCCAAATCACCCACGTCTTGAGGCCTACCTTCACGTAAGATCGATCATAAAGCGCAGAGCCATAGCGGCCACTTGCTTAGCTTCCTGCCGAAGATGTTCAATGGAACGGATGTTTTGGTTCTTCTTCACTTCGTCCCACAGCTCGTCCACTTCTTCGAGCAGCACGGCGTAGCCCTCATGAGCCGAGGCGAAACTTCCAAACTTCATTGTGGCTAGCTGTAGCTCATCCCGCACTTCAGCAAATGCTCTCTCAAAGCGGGTATCCTTTGGGCCAGTGAATCTGTCTATCGACTGTTGAGAATGATGGAGGCTTGCGCCTCCCGTGTGATGATCTTTCGGTATGTCGTAACCCATAGATTGTTTCCTTTCTTCTCGATTTCCTGCCCACGTTGCAGTGTTCACCACTTGTCCAATGTTCCAACCGCGTTTCATGCTTCCTCTTCGTCGAACCAAAAAACTTTCCTCTTGTTTCGCACAAGGTCACAAATGTGACCCTTGCGTTTCCCGTGTCTATTCTTCACCACCCACAAATGAACAGGATCTTGTTCATCCGCATCATCGTCCTGCAGCAGCTGTATGCAGAGGCTCCCCGCATACTCTATGTCGCCACTCCCTTTGAACCCGGCCATGCGAGCTTCCCCATAGTTCGCTCTGTTTTGTTCTGACACGGCTATGATGACAATGTTCTGCTTCGTGAGCTGCTTGAACCTGTTGATCCACGAGTCAAGACTTTCCTTTTTGTACTTGATGCTCGTCGGAAGAGTTTGGAGCGAATCGATGACGACGAGGATTTCTCCGTCATGTTCTTTACGAATCGTCGCGATGTCATCGTCCAGGGAGTGGATAGTCTCTCGTAGGTAAAATTGGCGAGTAAGTTTTCGAAATGTTTTAATATCTCCGAGGCAGATGCTCCTAACACGATCGAGCAACCAGACGTGTCCAGTACCATCGAGATCGTAGTAGATAACCGGGATGTATCGCGCAGCATCAAGGGCAAGCTGGAAAGCAAGTGTGCTCTTCCCAAGACCTGGCTCACCCCCGACAATCCACACACCGATGAGTCCGTTGGCAACCTCACTAATAATGGGGAGAGACTCCACGGGGATTCCAGTTGGAGTTGTCGGAAACTTATCTTGCACCGACAAGGCCAATGCTTTGATGGACGATGGTGACGCACCGTTTGCCTCCATTAGCCTCGCTAGCTCCCGAGGGTCCAAGTGCCCCTTAGACAGCTGCTGACCTGCTTCGTTTATTAGGCGTACAAGTAGCTGCTTCTCACGAGCTGCGCGGGCGATCTCCGATATTTCAGATCCAACATCCAGATCCTTGAAGGTGCGGAGATAAGTCTTAAACTCTTCCTTATCTACACCGAACAACGACTGCGCCGTAAGCAGGATACTGTCGGGCTTGAGGGGAGGCTGCACCCTTCGCTTAAGTAGGTGACAGATGCTTTCATATGTTTGTCTCGCAATCTTCGATAGCTCCTCTGCTTCAACAACGTCCGGTTTGGACACCCCTTTGGCGATCGACAGTAGCAGCGCTTTCTCAAGATCAGCTGCTAGTTTGATCTTCATTCCTCTTGCATCCCTCTCCGGTCAGCATCCGTCTTCCACGGCTGGCATTTCTCTTTATACCAAGGGCACTCGTAACACATGAACTTTGGACACAGCTCCAGCTTCGACACGTTCTTTGTTTTCTGTGCTTTCGTCATCAAAGCGGCTACCTTCTTCATCCACAGAATCTTGGCTGCCCGCTCCTTGGCATTCATCAGCACCTTGTAGAAACGAATCGCAGGCTTCTTCCATCGGCCATTCTTGAGCCCGAGATAGAACACCAGCAGCCCACCACGGTCGTCTTCCATGCACGCTTGGTATTGGCTTAGCTGCTTAAGGTAGCCCTCGAAGCCCTTCGCTAGGTTGTCCGCCCGAGGCGTATACTCGCTGCGGCTCGTTTTGATTTCCCACGGGTAAGGCATGCGCAGGTCAGGGGAGTAGTAGATGTTGTGCTTCGTGTATTCCCCGGCATCAGCTCTCTTTTCCCCAGGCTTCTTCCTTGGCCCAAGACATGCTTCGAGGATGCCGTGGTGCGCTCTTCCCGCGATGAAGTACATTGCTTGCAGGTCCGTCATTGGCTGTGGGTCCACCCTTTGCAGCACGGCTTTCCGTGGATACAAGAGATCAGACACATGCCACTTGTCCTGGCTTCGAGGAGCACGAGACAGGTAGGCCTTCATCTTGTCGAGTATCTTGCGCTCCATCTTTTCACTGCGTTCGATTTTCACAGATCCCTTTCGTCTCGGAAGCCAAGAAACACAGGCGACCGAGGCTTGTCTTTGATGCCGTAGTCTTGGTATTTGAATTTCACCAGCTGCCCGAGACATTCCTCTTGGGAATGCCAGATGTGATAGCGCATCCCATCATCGAATCCTGTGCCAATGCAGAAGGGCTCTTTGAAATCATCGGACACCACAAGCAGCTTCCCGAGCGTACCCATCTCCACCTTGTTCGCCTTGTGCGACGAACGCTTAGTGTAGCCACGTTCATCTTCGGTGGCTTCATTGCCGTTATGCATCTTGGGGTAGTAGCCGATGATCATTGCTTCCGCGTCTTTAAAGCGCTTGAGCTTTAGCAAGTAGCCTTCCTTCAACGTGCTCCGTCCACACTTGTAGGGGCCATCCACCGATCGAATCATCACACCTTCATAGCCAAGAGCGAGGTAGTCTCGTTCTACAGTGTCAAGCTCGTGTCTATCGAGGCAGTGGCTTTGGGGCACAATCTTCACGCGTTGACGGTCAATCAATTTCACCAAGGCTTTATACTCGTACATTCGATGCACAAACCCGTGCTTATTGATGGTGTCGAAAACGTGGTAGGTGTAATCAGGCGCACCTTCCTTGCGCATCACAGCGCTTTCCGTGCGCCGAAACACTCCTTCCCCCGTGGGCTCCCCAACAATTACCTCGCCATCGAGGTCAGGGGTGTAGTGAAGAATCTCTGCAAGCTTTTCTCTCAAGTAGATGTTGGGCAGCTTTTTAAGGCTCCGCGTGCGAAGGTTGTGGTCTTTCCACACAAGCCGGATACCGTCCAGCTTTGGGCTCACGAAGACAGGGAAGCGGATGCTGTTAACATCCGCCTCCACTGCCAACATGGGACGAAACTGTTTAGTCATTATCGAAGTCCCAATCGTCCTTCTTGCCTTTCTTGCCGCGCTTGCTGCTGCGCTCTTCTTTGTCTTCGTCTTCATCCTCTTCTTTGCGACCACGCCTAGAGCTGCGCTTCTCTTCCTTATCCCCATCCTCGTCCTCGTCTCTGTCTCTGCGCTTGCTCCGATATTCACCGTCATCGTCCTCGCCCTTGCTCTTGTTTTTGAACAGAGCGAACGACACGCCCATCTCGTTCTTCTGCGCTTTCCGCAGAAACTCGATCAGGTCGTCGAGATACTCTTCTTTCACCGAGCCACGAGCCACCGGCCCGCTATCAGCAGTCCACAAGCCGAAGCTTGGACCCTTGGCATACTTGCCCTTTCGAATGAACACGCTCGTGCTGATACTGAATTGAGGGCGAGAATGGCCCCCGCGTTTGAACGCCATATGAAAACCTCCTACTGTGTTTGGGATTACTTAGTTGTTGTCGCCGTTGTCGTGGTGATGATCAGTGCCGGGATTCGTGCCGTCGCCAGAGCCATTACCGCCACCGTTGTTGCCATGGCCTCCAGCACCGCCAGCCCCACCATTGCCCCCGGCCCCGCCTTGCGCGTTGGCTTCGGACACTGACACAGCGGCCTGCCCCTGCACCTGTCCTTGGCTCAAAACATTACTGGTAGTGCTACGGGCTGCTTGTGCCGCAGCTGCAGCTCCTACGCGACCGCCAGCAGCGATGGCTGCATTGAGGGCTCCGCAATGCAAAGCAGCACCATGGGCATCTTTAGAATCGATAAGTTTGCCAGCACTGTCGTACGTCTGAAGCACAACGAGGGTGCCGCAATCGAGGAACTTCACGTCACTGCGATGTTGCACAACATCAATGCTCTTGTTCGAGGTGGGCAACACAACAGTCTTCACGTTCTGAGACGTGGCTGCACAGCCGGTGACAAAGAACATCAACGCGACTGCGGATAGAAAAGTTTTTCTTCTCACAGGGCTCCTTTCTTACTTAAGGTTTGGATTGAAAATGATCTTCCGAATAGTTTCCCAGGCCTCATCCGGGTGCGCGAGTTTGTACGTGTTGAAAATGTGTCGAGCGTCCTTCACGGCTGTGCGGTATGTCTCAAGCTTCGTTTCCTCCCTTCCGATAGGATTAGAGCTGACCTTTGTTTGTTCCATCAGTTTGCATCTCCCCATGATTTTACTATCTGCACGTCCACTTTCAGCTTAAGGTCGAAGTCAGGCACCATCTTCTTCAAGGTACGGCCACTCCGCATGCAGTCCACAAGAATTTCGAGATCCCGCTTACCAGATCGTGGATGCAGATCAAGATCCAACTCATCGTGAACCTCATTGAATACAGGAGAGCAAGGAGGAGCATGAGGATGGTCCAGCAAGGCCATATGCCAGTCTCGATAGCTGATCTTATGTTCTTTGAGCAATGCTTCTTCATAGTCTACGATCGCGCTCCCTGTTACCTCGCTGGCGAACGACTGAATGGGATAGTTGATTGCGCTGTTTAGAGTGTGCTTCCAGTGGAAGTAAGCTTTAGAACCATCACCGCGTGCGGGCTCACCGTGATGCGGTAAGTGCCGTGTACGTCCGGTAGGAGAAAGAACCTGCTGCGTGTCAATAACTTCTCGATGTCTCGCCTTGATGTAACGTCGAAGGCCGTCGAAGGTGCGCAAATAACGCTTCCGTTCTTTATCAGTACGGGCAACATGCTCATCATAGTCTTCGCTGAAGCGGAGCCTAGCTTTATACCAAAGGTCTTCAGCCAGCTTGTAAGTGCCCATGCCATAATTGAGGCCGAGCACGAAGCTCTTAGTTGCCTTGTAAAGCGGAGTGCCGTCTTTAACATCTTGCCCCCAAAACTCTTTTGCTACGCCAATGTATCCTTCGCCTTTGGTGAAGAAGTCGAGGAGCTTTTCGTCTTGTGCCCGCCAAGCCATGATGACGACTTCAAGTTTACTAAAATCACAGATAGCAATTTGCCCACGTCGCCATCTCGATACGATAATCTTGCGTGCAGGCTTGGGCCAATTCTGTGAATTTCGGCTGTCAGGATCACCTTCTTCCCCGCCTCCAGACGCTCTTCTGCCCGTTCTAGCTCTGAGGGGGAAGATCCAGAAATGAAGCAAGCCCAAATCCACTCTGCCATCGATCGGCTTGATAAGATCACCCACCGAGGGCTTATGCTTTTTCGTTTCGTCGGATTTCCCGTACCACGTACTCGCGAGCTTGTCCGCTTTGTTGAACGCAATGAAGTCGTTGATGAAAGCTTTGCCTTCTTTGTTTTCTGGAGCTTCTTCAATGAGGCGCTCAAGTGTCGGTTTATTGACCGCTGCAAGCCCATCATTTCTTGTGCGTACGAGTATGGGATAGTCGAGCGTTTCATAGAGCAGCTCCCTTACGTGGTCGTCGTTTGTTGCACTGAACTCCCGCATCTTGTGACGCAAGGCAAACTTGGTCAGCTTGTCGTTCAGCTGCATTGCTTCCTGCTGCCACTTCTTGCCGAGCTTGTGAAACGTCTTGATGTCCACTCCCGCACCAGCAAGCCCCACGCGGTGCAAGGACATGGCGACCTGATGAGTGAAGGTGATTAAGTCGAGAGTTGCCTGCTTTGAATGCTTCATACCAGTCCGTCTTGTTTCCACAGTCTACACACCACGCATCCTCCAGTCCGTCTCGGCCACAATTGGCACTGCCACAGCGCGGGCAGACGAGAGGAATGTTCGAATCCCATCCTGTATCTGGTGACCACAGCATCCAGCTCATCAAAACACCACGTCAAGAGGCACAAGCAGCGAATAGACTAGTGTTGCCGTGTAGAACACAAGCAGAGCCCACGCCATCACTCCGATAGCCTTAACGATGATCATTCAATTCCTCGGGCTGGAAAGCGGAACATAACAGATGCCACTGCCAACCATTCAATATTCCGTTGTCACGCAGCGCACAGAAGTAGCCCAAGGCCCACTCGTCCATCCAGCAAGGCGAGTGCAAGAAGTTATGCGTCTCTCGATACTTCATCACCACAGCTGCTACTAGCTCGCACGTTTTCATTTCCAAAAGCGTGCGCTGCTCTGGCTCCCAAGCCACTAGGCTTTGCGGCGTAAAGTTCTTGAAGTCACGCATCATGTAATGCCTTCTCGATAGCTGCAACAAGTTCGTCTTCATCTGCGCGGTGCCACTCATCTACAGGATTCGTCACCAATCGCTCCGCAAGCTTGCTGTCGAGCTTCACGTCCAACAAATAGCCCTCAAAAAGGTCAAGCTGTCTTTCCATTTAGTAGCTAGCCTTCTTTCTTAGGTCGTTGAAGTCGTTGCTCGAAGTATTCAGCCAGAACTGCGGTTGCCCATGCGTCAAGTCTACAGCGACTTGTTCTTTGTTCAGGCGACCAATCAGCCGCGTTTCCAGTTTGCTTAAGTAGCTTCTCTGTCTCTTGCTTCCAGCCAGTAGAATTAAACTCGGAGAGGAGGAGT